CTCGACGACAGCAGGGGGAGCGACGACGGGAGCGGGCATCTCGGCCACGGGAGCGGGCAGCGTGGGAGCGGCGGGGAGGTTGGACGACAGCAGGGCAGACAGCAGGGCATCGGCCTGCTGTCCAGTGGCGACGATGGCAACGCCATTCAGGGTGAGTTCGAGAGCCATGGTGGCGAATCTCCTAGGGCTAGGTGGCAGACGCTCTGTCTACCTGCCCTAGACACTAGCAGACACAGTCAAATGCCCTAGTGAGACAGTGTCTCTATGGCCTGGGCACGTGGGCACAGTGCGCGCAGTCTTGGGAGTGGTTGGGCATCAATGACCATGGCGCCACTATGAGAGTGCATGAGACAACACAACACTGTGAAGAGTGTGAGCAGGGCATGTGCAACTCAACAGCCGTTGAGAGCCGCGCCCGTAGGGGGTGTGGGGGGGGGTGGGGGGTGACTGCTCCATATATATATAAGGGTACTTCGGCCGCCCATGTGGAGATTGGTATCCAAACCACCCCCCTATACATCTCCTAGGCTGGCTTCAGGGCGTCATCTATTTGCCCCTGGCGCCGAGGACTCATGTGCGGATAGACGAGACGCATCACGCCCTCGGCCTGCTTCCCAGCCGAGAGCTGCCAGTTCCAGAAGGGCTTGTGGTGCTCCCGCCCCTCGCGGACCTTGGTCTTGTGGATGGTGCCCACGCCGCCGAGGAGCGTCTGCAGGCGCTCGATCTGGTCGAGGTCGGAGCTGCCGCAGACCACGCGCGCGTAGGCGTGCTTGCCGTTGGTCTTGTAGCGCCCGAAGGTGCCCTCTCCCTCGAGGAAGCCAGCGATCCAGCCGAGGTCGAGGTCCGAGAGTTGGGGCTTGATGAAGGGTTTCGGTGGTCGTGCCATATACATAGGACGAGCTGTCCCCCGTGCCCTGTCGGGGGTACTTGGCCCACACGTTCAGGAATTGGCATTCCCACGTAGCGTGCATTTACCCCCACTGGCTACCCCCCATTGATAGGGATTCGGCATGCGCGCGCCATGCGCTACCGTGCGTGCTGGACGCAGGGCCCGTCGTTTTCTCCCAGCTGGCGGCGGGCCTGCGTCCCCGTCCCGTGGGGTGGAGCTCGAGGGCGTGCGGGGCGTAGACGCCTCGGGCGAGCTTCTACCAGAGGCCGCCAGGCGGAGGCGGCCATGGGAGACGGTAGTCGGGCTCCGCACTGGCGTGCTTCACCCGACGTAGACGCCTACTAGAAGACAGAGGCCCCCCATTCAAGGGGGGCCGTAGCTGGAAGCTTCATCTCTACGCTTGGCGCTCCGAGCTGAAGCGGGAAGCTCGCTGGTAGCTGGGGGGCGCTGTGCTCATGGTGTCGCCCTGTTCCAGGGCTCCACATGGCTTCGTCAATTTCTAGGTGACTCTGTCCCCTTACCCACGGGTAACTTGTGCTCTGACCAGGGACTACTACGTTTGGTGAGGGGTCCACCAGCATACTGTAGCTAAACGTGTCATTTGGGTGACAAGCGCTGGTCACAGCGCTGATCCCCCCGCCAGCCCCCCGCTCTAGGGGACAAGCGGGGCTATGCGTGATGAGGCCCACCCTAGACACGAAGTGGACCACGACCGCCGCTGGCGCTCTGGTCATGCCGCAGCTCCAGTCCGAGTTCCTCGACTGGCTGCTCGACGACGACAAGGACCCACCGAACCAGACGCGGTGGGCCAGCCAGCACGGGGTCAACGCCAGGACCGTCCGTGAGTGGAAGCAGGACGCCCGCTTCCGTGCGGAGTGGGACCGCAGGGCCTCGGAGAAGAACGTCTCGACGGAGCGGGTCCAGGCGATCCTGGACGTGCTCTGGGTGGCTGCCACCGAGGACCACAAGGTCGAGGCCGCCAAGCTCTGGCTCGAGCACTCACGTGCTCTCCGCCCGCCCGCCAAGCCCGTCAGCGAGGGCGACTACGCACAGCTGAGCGACGAGGAGCTCGTGGCCCAGATGGCCGAGGCCATGAACTTCGGCGGGGCCCAGTGACTCCCGACGAGCGCAGGCGGATCATCGCCCTGAAGCAGGAGTACGACTGGCGGCTCTGGCACCTCGACGAGGAGGCCTTCCTGCGGGAGGCGTGGCACATCCGCCACCCTGGTCGGGGCAAGATCAAGTTCGAGCTGCGGGACGCCCAGACCAAGGGCCTCAAGCACTGGAACGAGAACCGCTACAGCCTGACCCTGAAGGCCAGGCAGATCGGCTGGAGCACCCTGGTGGGCGCTCACGCCTTCTGGGTCGCCTTCATGCAGCCCGACCGCGAGATCATCTTCATCTCGCGCACCGAGCGCGAGGCCGTGGCCCTGCTGCAGAAGGTGAAGTACGGCTACGAGAACCTGCCCGAGTGGCTCAAGGACCGCGGCCCCAGGCTGACCTCGGACCACCAGCAGAAGATGCCGTTCGACAACGGCTCGAGCATCATCTCGATGCCGTCGGCGGCGGACCCCGCCCGCGGCTCGAGCGCCTACCTGGTGGTGGTCGACGAGTGGGCGTTCCTGAACGACGGCGAGAAGGCCTGGGCCTCGATCGAGCCCGTGGCCAACGTGGGCGGTCGGATCATCGGCCTGTCGACGGCCAACGGCTCGGGCAACTTCTTCCACGACCTGTGGGTCGGGGCGGAGACGGACGAGAACCGCTTCGCCACCCTGTTCATGTCGTGGCGGGCGGGAGGCCGCGACGACGCCTGGTACGCCGAGCAGCAGCGAGCCTTCTCGGGCCGTGAGTGGGCCCTGGCCCAGGAGTACCCGACGACCGCTGACGAGGCCTTCATCAAGTCGGGGCGCCCGATCTTCGATCTGGACGCCATCGAGCGCCAGGAGATCGTCACCCCCGAACGTGGCCGCCTGATCGGAGCGTACTCCTGATGCCCCAGTTCGATCCCGACTCCGACGGGGAGCTCTACGTCTTCGAGCGCCCCCGCAGTGAGGGCGCCTACGTCATAGGCGGAGACGTCGCCGAGGGCCTGGACCACGGCGACTTCAGCTGCGCCCAGGTGCTCGACGCACACAGCGGAGCCCAGGTCGCGGTATGGCACGGCCACTCCCCCGCCGACGTGTTCGGCGAGATCTGCGCCGACCTGGGGACTTGGTACAACAAGGCGCTGGTCGGCATCGAGCAGAACAACCACGGGCTCACCACGATCACCCGCCTGCGCCAGCTCGAGTACCCGAACCTGTACCGCCACCGCACCGTCGACCAGGTGTCGAAGAAGGTCACCCTCAAGTTCGGGTGGCCCACCAACAAGGCGACCAAGCCCCTGATGATCGACACCCTGGGGGCTGCGCTGCGGGAGAACGACATCAGCCTCTACCACAAGCGCACCATCGGCGAGCTGAAGACCTACGTGCGGGACGAGCTGGGCAAGATGCACGGCTCCCCTCACGACGACACGGTGATGGCGCTGGCCATCGCCGTGCAGATGTTGCCCTTCGCTCTGACGCACCACGAGTACGAGGCGCCTGGGGCGGCGCGCTGGTCGGGCGACTGGTGGATGCAGCAGCTGCGCAACTCCCAGGGCAGCTCGGGCAAGGCGGTGCCGCTGGGGCTGCACAACCGCCGCACTCGCTAGCTGGGGGACATCGACGCCTACCTCATAGACGCGTCCCCTGTCTGGAGAGACTCCCCATGGCTGACAACTACGCCTTCGGCAAGCCCAAGCTGGGCCCCAAGAGCTTCATCACCACGGCTTCCCCTGGCCCCCAGAACCCGCGGTCGGCCGTCACGGCCCCCAGCACGGGCGCCAAGAACGCCGCCAAGCCTGGCGGCGCCGAGAAGATCCCCGCCCGCGTGCGCGGTGGCAAGGGCTCGATCGCTCGCCCTGGTGGCGCGCAGAAGGTCAAGGGCTAGCTCGGTGGGCGAGAAGCTCACCTTCAGCGAGAAGCTCGCGTACTGGCGCTCCAGCGGGCACAGCCCGTTCGCTGCCCAGAACCCTGAGTTCTTCTCGGGCCCGACCCAGCGTGAGCTGGTGCGGGAGATGACCGACTCGGCCAAGGCCGAGGGGCGCGAGATCGCGCCCGTCAACAGCACCTGGGTGTAACCCTTGGCCCGTTCGAGCCGCCGCAGCCTGCTCTCCCACTACAAGACCACGCTTGACCACGCGGTGAAGTACCGCGAGCAGGAGGGGTACGACCTGCTGTGGGAGCGGATGACCGACCTCTACCGAGGGAAGCATCTCCCGACGACCGCGTCCGAAGAGGACCAGCTG